TGTATATCAAAAGCCGTATAAGTCATTGCAGTGTCATTACCAAACCAATTATTTTTAGATGCCCATTCTTCGGCTCTAGGATCTGCTTGTTGTGTTGGTTGTTGTTGCTGAGGAGTTACTCTAACTTCTTTTTTTTCTTGAGCAATTTCT